TGACGTTGACGTACCACGCATTGCCAGCATCCCACTCAGTACTACTCCAATACCAGTCATTTGTTAATTTATATGAAGAACCAAAAATATCTGTTAAGAATTTATTAATTTCTTCTCTATAAACATAGTACATTCTGAGCTGACCAAACGCAGGTAAAGACCATTTAGTAGGATCATCGATAACCGTACTGTCTGCCGCCTTTGTAAAAGCTTTGTAAGCTCGTGCAGCTTCAGCCGCCGGACAAGACAAGTTCTGCTGCTCCTTTGCGAAGGCCAGAATCAAATCGGTGTTTGCCTCCCCATCGATGTCATCGTAGAGCCCACTGTTAACCGTGCCAAAATCTTTGAGCCCAGGGATATTTATTCCGGACGAGCACCATTTGAAACGAGTTCTATTGTCGACATCCTGTAGTGCTATCACGAAAGCCATCTTTTCCACTCTGATGCCTACTCCATATGCGACATACTTAGATTTCTCGTTAATAGACATGTTTGTCCATTCCTCCTTTGTAAAGTACTGCTTCTTTGGTACATCCTCTTTAAGAGAAGCCTTCAGGTAAGTAGCCACTTTGAGGTCACGCAGACCACCGAGCCATCTCATGTGATCTGTAATCTCTTCCATTGTAGCATCGGCCGCGATATCAGTAAAGCCGACATCACGCAATGCTTTGATCTGTTCCTTTTTATTAAGCTCCAAGATTATAGAGCTATTATTTGCATTATCCATAATTACTCCTCCGATATAGGTATTACTGCCCCGTTACTTGATTTGCTGGACTGATAAATTCTACCACTGAGCACCCACAACATATATGAATCGCTATAGTTGTACTGACAACACGTCCATATATTGTCAACAGACTTTTCGATAGTAAAAGCCTGTCCCCAAATCTGAGATATGACATTGTCAATGTCTTGTCTATAACGATATAAGATGACAGCCTGTGCTGCATCAGGCAGCATCCATTTAGTCTGATCATCAATAGCAACACCATTCACCATGACCCCATCGCTCTCAAGGTAAGCATGGTAGCCGTTAGCAGCTTCAGCTGCTGGCGCTCCCACTACCCCATCAGCGTTTTTGTCGGCATAGTAAGCCAATATGGCCTCATTAAAATGAGCCACATCTTGATGGTTAAAGAGCGTTGAGAGAGCCGCAAACTGCGTGATATCAGACACAGCCGTTCGTGAGCCCCACGGCTTGTCACGATAATACTGCATAGCCATGACGAAAGACAGTCCATTGGCCCGGATACGGAGTCCGCGTAAAGCGAACTCCTCCGAGCGAGAGGCATTGTCAATGGTTTTCCACTCCTCGACGGTAAAGTAGAATTTTTTACCGTCTCGTTTTCTGTCAGCAGCCACCCTTATATCAAGCAGCCCTGCGCCCCAGCGAATGCGCTCTGCAAAGACAGAAGCTCTAGAGCTGAAGGAAATATCCTTGAATCCCAACTCCTGCAGAGCTGCCACCTGTGCCCGTTTAGCAGCGAGCAATCCAGTGATGTTTTGTTCATTACTTGCCATAAATGTTATCTATTAATTATTGTCAAAATATCTTCATCAGCTTCTGCGAGACGATTGAAATACTCGTCGTAAGTCTCGCCGTTATACTGCTTAAGATAGTCATTCACGTTATCAAGCGTGACCTGCTCCACCTCTTCCTCGCCGCCATACTGCTCACCGAGGAAATCAATCACAGCATTGATGTAAGCCATCAGCGACATGACGATATTAATGCCTTGTATGTGGTCAGCGAGATTATCAACATACGACTGCTCGCGCACCTTAGTCAGTTCAAATGAGCCCTCAATAACCATCTGCTCCTGAACCTTGCCATCTTCAGATATACCCTTCACGCCAAGCTGAAGCAGCAAAGTGAGAAGAGCTCCATCGCCCGACATGTTTTGCACGACACGAACAGCTACCAGCTGTCGACTGCCCGCCTGAGTGTCAACGATGCGCTGTAGCATGGTCAGCGGCTCAATGTTCAAGCAATGTTCTATGCGTAGCATCTGAACATTAGCAAGTGATTCTATCTGAAGGTTACCACCCGACAGGCCATAGCTCAGATTAGGCAAGTTGATGAGCTTAACCGTCGTGAGCGCAGAAGGCAGAGAGAGGTCGTTAATAGGCGATGTCTCTGCGATGTCAACACTTTGCACACGACTACCATCCGCTTTCAAGCTGACGAGTCGCGGGCACATACTCGCGTCAATGGATGCGACAAAAGTATTTCGCACATCCAGCGACTTCAAGAAAGGCTTATTGCCCAAGTTAATCGAGTCGAGAGTTCCCTCTACGGTGTACGGAACATAATTCTCGCCGCCGACAACAAGATGCTGAAGCAGCTTACAATACTGTATATCCCATCCCTGCGCCTTTGGTGTGGCAGCACTAATATCGAGATTTGCGAGTGAAGCAGCACCAAACAAATAGAGCATGGTGCCCGACTCCGAGTAGCTACGCGGACTGTCAGCAAAGAACGTGTAGCTCTCGCCTTTCTTCAGATAAGTCGAGTCAGCAGCCGTGTCAGCTCTATCTTCGCCAATGCCAAAGAACCCATCCTTAGCTGCTGTAATCTTCACAGTGATGGCGCGACCAGAAGCACGCATCTTCATCGGGTTGGTATAAAGATCTCCAACTTGGTAGAAGCCATCGCGATAAGCGAAGCGAGTCTTAATATACTCCGGCAGATCATCCAACCGCAGTCCATGGAGTGCATAGAAATAGTTAGCACTCGCTTTAGAGTGCTGAATATACTTACGTTCTCCATCAAACGAAGATATAAGCTTAGCCCACTTATGAATGCGCTTAGTCATCCAAATCTGATATAGGCCATCATAAGAGAATACCTTAAGTCCCTGCTTGTCCGTTGCCTTACGCATCTCTTCAGCCACATCATGCAACGTCACGAAACGCGACTTGTCAGTGAAGCCACTGTTCTCATCGCCCTCCTTGTAGTCATCAAGCCAGATGACAGGATTCTCGTTAAGGCGTTGGAAGAACACGCTGTCCCAGCCTTGGAACAGTCTGCCCTCCTCACCTTCGCCGACAAGCAACGGGTTGAGCAAATCATCTATAGTCAGACCGCAGTCATTGTCTGAGCCCAGATTACAGTCGCCATCATAGACATTATTGAAATCGGACCTGATAATTCCATCGATGCAGAGCATGAGAGTCTGCATCATGTTTTTAGACCGTTGGTCGACGCTATTAAGATAATCTGTATACACAAAATAATAAAGAGCAGGCTTCACTCTCCAATACAAGTGCATCTCATGAGCAAACTTCTTTGCGCGGTTAGCCCGAGTTCCTGGCACCGTTTTACCATCGAGCGTAATGTCGCCATCAGCTTCAGTAAGGTGGTGATTACACTGCTGCATCCACAACAGGTTCTTGAAGAAGTGATACGGCACCTTCTTGCCGCTCTCATAGAGAGCATTAAGATCGTCATCGTCAGGATAACGGCTTTCGTAGTGCGACAACCAAATAGGCTTGCCTGTAGCAGGATCAAGCCGCAGCATGTCGTCAACCGAGTTCACGCCCTGATACCAGTTCAAGCCGTTATATTTCAAATGCTCGTAGCACTGCGTAGGATTAAGCACACGGCCAACAACCTGCCAACGCTTCGTAGCCTTGTCATAAGTCATGGAGCCAGTAGTCTCTTTCCACTTGCCTCCTTCATACTTAGCGAACTTTCCGTCTGAAGTCTTATACACCTCGCTCCAGTCATAGCCAGCCACATCGGCAGCAATCAATTCAGCCAGCGTCTTCTCAAGCTGCACAGCATCTGCGACCTCTCCCGTCTCAACGAAATGGCCAGTACCGTCATTCTCGATGAAAGCTGTCTTCGGTCCACAAAACTCAGACATCATATAAATGACACCAGGATCAAGCTGAGAGGTGTCAGCAAGCGTCTGCGCCTTAAACTCCTCAAAGTCTTGGTTGCGGGCAGCAACAAGCTCTTTGAAATCGCCATAATTCAAGCAGTTCTTGTTATAGCCGTCCACCCCCTCGAATCCAAAGACCTTAGCGTCGCCTTTGTCCTCATTCATGTTGGCCTTAACATGGAAGTAGGCATACGTTGGATTCGTAGCATCAGGCGAATACTTGTCTGTGCGGAAGAAAGCGCACGGCACACTCGCCACCGACGGATTAATCTCTGCGGAACCAGTATAAGCGTTCTGTGAAGGCTGCATATATTCAGAACCAAGAGCTCTAATAAGACGGTTGTTCAGCTCGCAAGCAGCGCCGTTGTTTGCACCTGTACAGTCCGAGTAGTCCACCTTCCATGTGATGATGCTCGTCGCCACGCTATTCTCGAGGATTTTAATTTTACCTTTCTTGGCGTTAGCAAGCGCCTCGTCAAATTTAGCGAGGTCAGCTCCACTAAACTCATCACGACTGTGAAGCAAAATAATAACTGCTCCTTTTGTTTTGCCCTTGTTGTTCTTGTCAGGTCTCAACGAAGACGTTGTGCCTTGGTTGGTAACGACCATGTTTCTGATAACACAGTCTTGCCATGGGCGGTCCGGGAAGTACAGATAGACGTCATAAAGCCGTTTGGTCTTCTTGTCGCCATCGAGCGTGTCAAGATAGCCAGGGTATTGGTCTTCAGTGTCAGGCGTGTCCTTACTCTTAACCATCACCATCACAATGAGTCCAGCTTTCTTGCAGGCCTCAATGGTAGGACGGTCTTTCGTCGTGTTCTCAGCCGTCTGGCTCTGCATCACATCATTCGCTTCATACTCCTTGATCATCGCATCAGTGTCAGGCATGGCCGCAAGATAGTTGTTGAAAGCCTGTCTGAACTGATAATAGGTATTCCATGCAGTCATCTGATAGAGATAGAGGTCAGCAAGCGTGCCATCGAATCTAATGACATTGTCGTTCTGTGGCAGCGCGTTCTTGTTATAAGCACATGCTCCACGCTCCTCACCATCACCAAACAGTTTAACGACACCAATGCCGTTATAAGGAGCAATAGCAGACGGTTCAATAACAATGTCCACGCGCGTCACCTTATCTGTCGAGATAGGCATGTAAGCTGTGTACATAGTTGACTTTTCGCCATCACATGTAAACACCACCTTCTCTCCAGTGACATAGAAGCCTATGAGACCGTCGCCAAGCGCATCTATAAGACGCGCTTTCGAGTCTGCCACATTAGACGGCTTGATAGTGAATGAGATAGCCATGCCCGTCGTCTCTGTTGAAGCATTTGACCACGGTTTAAAATCACACTTGGCCGTAACATCCTCCGCGATGCGTAGAGCCATGCGTCCTGTCGGGTTACCCGAATCATCAGTCTTGCCGTAATCATCAGACCCATAGTTGTCCCTCACGAATCCGTTTGTGCTGTAGTTAGAGCCATAGACCTCGATAGACACGCCATTGTCCGTGATAGTCTTGTCAGCATCGCTATTAGAACGAGAAGAGAAATCAATGTCGAAGACTGCTCCTGCAGTTGTCTCAACAGGAATCATAGACCCATCAACGGTCAGTTCACACACCGCCGTCTTTGCAGCCGCCGCTTCCGCCCAGAACTTAATGTTGCTGCCTGAAGCTAAGCCCGACAAACGTTTAGAGACGGTGTAAGAGCGATCTTTTGACATGCTCTGTTGTGCTATAGCAGACGCATGGGCATCGCCCACCTGCATCATCACACTAACCTCTGTGCGCTGCTTCCCTGGTGTGTAAGCAGCCACATCCATGCTCACCGTTTGGTATAGCTGTCTCTTAGCTGAGCCGTCGTCATACCATCTCATGGCCACAATAGGCTCAGTGCTGTCAGGGTCAACAAACATGACTGCTGAATAGAGCCAATTGCCACTAACACCCGAGGCCACATCAGTGCCATGGATACGGATGTGGTAAGCACCATGTTGCAACTGAAGCTTTTGAGGGTCAAAAGCCACGGCATGCGTGAAGACATCAGTAACCACAGAGTCTTCGACAGTGTGCCAGCTGTCGTTGTAGAACATCTCAACCGTCGTTCTTATACCCTTAGACGAAGCATTGTTAGGGAAGGCATACAAAGGTATAGAGACGGCTTTTCCTCCTACATTCACCGCCGTTGACGCTGTGTAGTTAAGGGTCTGCCGTGACACCACTGTGGCATCAACACCGATGGCAGAAACATTCTTGTTGCCCGAATGTTCGCCATCGTCATAAGCCACGATGCGGAAAGCTCGAGAGCCAGCAGTAGAAGCGAAATACTCGGAAATGTCAATAACGAATTTGAAATCGTCAGTCAAGTTAGCAGACGATTCAGTGTTGACATTGAGTGTTTGTAGCACAGATCCAGTAGCTCTATCCACAAGATCAATGCGTGCGATAGAGTTCAGCGAGTCACCAGATGGCGTTGTCGTCACCGACATCACAGCAGCTTCAATGACCATTTTAGAACCAACGGCACCATAAACGGTCGACTTCTTCAGCGCGATGCTAACAGTAGTCGCTTGCACTGCTCCGCCACCACCTTTAATCACTATTTGCTTCTGCTCACCTATCTGGTCGCCCTTTGCGTTCATGAGCGCGAACTTATACACGCCGCCCTCATCCTCCTCGACAGAGATGTCAGTCGGGGTATTATAATAAGCGCCACCTGTGCTGTACGGATCTTTACCTCCTTCAGTAGGCGTGTCAACGACATTAATTTTGTCGCTCTTGCCAAACTCTTGCCACAGCGTAGCTCCATCAGCTGTCTGTGAAGCATCATTAATATTATCGCCATGGAACTGATAAGACTGAATTTTGTTCGGACCAGAGAGAAACGAGATGATAAGTCCTCGCTTAATATAGCTAACAGAGTAGTTCTCTTGAAACTTGAGAAGACCGGCAACGGCAGATGACAGCGTATAGTAGACCACCGGTGCATTGCCATCTATCAAGTTGTTTATGTTTATATAGTTTTCAGATCCTGCTGCAAGCGAACCAAAGTCCTGCCAATACGAGACATCTTGCCACTTGTCGAGCGTTGAGCCTATATACTGATACGTTTTCCAAATCTTCTTAGAGACCTGAATAGTGAGCAGCAAGCCAAGCGAAGCACGGCCAGCCTTAAGCGCAGCATCGACAGCAGAAGCAGCAGCATTGTCAGGATCATAGAGCGTGTAATAACCAGAAATCGGATATTCCACCGTAGGGTTGAACACCGTTGCCGAGCCACCACTGCCGACATCTTTCCAGTTGTCAGTGTTTCTGAAATCATCATCATCGATGGAAGGGCCGCAATACTGCTTGATCTCCCAATGCGAAGCATCTTTACGGTAAGTAATAAGCATGCCATAGGCACGCACATCGCCATAAGCTGACGACAGCCCCGTGTGGCTACAGAGCGTTGAGATGGCAAGCTCGAGCGTATAGTTCTGCTGTTTGATAACATTGACGTTAACAAACGGCACAAGCGCAGAGCGCATCTTCAGCAAAGACACGCTATTCTCAAGAGCCGCACCGCTATCGCCCGGGAAAGCCGTATCTGAAGTGCGTCCGAGCTTAAGAGGCTGTGAAATCTGCTGCATAGACGTTCCGTCCCAAGTGTATGCAGCATGCCCAACAGCATCGACATAAAGCACCTTAGTAGACAAAGCCACAGGCTCCCACACATATTTGCCCCCTTCTTCAGTGTTGTTAACGAGACGGCAACGTGTCAGCGACTTGTCTGCCGAAGCGAAACAATAAGCCCCCTCCACGTTTTGTTTGTCTACATCCCAAAAATCCACCATGATCACGTTAAACACACCTGAAGGCAGAAAGCTCTCAGGCACGAGTCCATAATCATCCAAAGGAGCCAAGCCTTTAGCCTTGCCTTTAGTTTCAGAGAAGTCATTAAGGTTAGAAGCGACAGTGCCGATCAAGTCATTCAAAGCCTTATCCTCCTTTTCGCGCTGCGATTTCTCGTCGCCTATAGCAGACGACATCGTCTTCAATGAACGCGCGTTGTCATCCACCTTGTTAGAAAGCGTGAGCAGGTTCTGTGACACAGTGTTGACCGACTGCGTGAACCCAGTAAGCTGCTCTGGTGTCATGATACCGGCAGAAGAAGCAGAGAGTAACGGCAACGAGACTGTACGAGTGACGGTCTTCTCTCCTGCCGTAAGAGTAAACGTCAACACCACCGACTTAGCATCCGCCGACGGGTTGCATACCATGTCAGTGACAGCTCCTGACGAGCTGGTGTTGACCTCATGAATTTTGTCAATGATGTCTTTAAGCATCTGGCCGACGAGAGCTGCGGTGTTGGAATCGGGCAGCACATTAGTGCGTATTGTCTCGGCGGTATTAGAGAGCGAATCGAAAGTTTTAGCCATTGTCTGTAATTGTAAAATTGTTTATACTGTCTATAGTGCAAGAGTCTATTGAAATTTCAAATTCCACCATGTGGCCATACAGAGCGTTGTGCTCATTCTGCAACGGCAACACCTTCAAGTTGTCAAGTCCACTAAGTAGCGTGAGCCATTTGGGCGAACGGCAACGCCTGTCACGCGCCATGCGCACGAACAGGTCTATCACAATAGATTCTGTCGTAGCAAGAGCCTTTTCAACCTCGACATAGTCAGAAGTGTCGGCTACATGTGCGAAGACCTCGATGTGACAAGTGTATCTCTTTCGCACCTGTTCCGACGACACCGACAGCGCGAACTCATTGGCCTCGAAGTAGACCGCGGGATAATGCAGTTCATTCACGAGCGCCGTAGCCCTCTTGTCATCATTAAGGTTCACAAAATGCTGTTCAGAGTCAGAGTGAGCGACAAGCTTGTGCTCTCGGCACAGCTGTTCAAGGTAAGATGCTACAACAGAAATGTTCATAATAAATAAAAAATTAAGATCTTTCTTTCGACGCCTTAATGCGTCTGTTCATGAGCCTGAAGGCATCGAGCGCTGCCATCCGCTTGTAACGGTCAATGAACGCCACATCATCGCCCATGAAAGCATCGAAGATGGCGAGCCAGTCAGTGGGTCGGGGTTTATGCTTCTTTGCGTCCTCTTTAGTTTCTTCCTCCTCAGCAGGAGGAGGAAAGAGAAAAGGATAGGAACGCGACAACCACTTGCGGATCATAATGAAGTTGATGAACACCGATGTCTTCAGCACAGGGTCAATTTTTGACACGATCTCCACCTTTTGTTCCATGTCAAGCGTCTCGGAGGAATGGCAGAGAGCAGCTATAAAGACATCAAGGCTGTCAACAGCCGACGCATCAATGGCAAAGCGTTGAAAATGCGTGTCAGCTATCATGAACTGCTCAAGAGAACAAGTGCCCAACCTTGCCGACGGCAAGAGCAGCTGCGTGTCTGCGAGCTGATCCATCACGAACCTGTCCATCGGCTCAAGCTTTTCAATCCATTCGGTCAGCTGTAGTAGGCAGAAACGCAGATAAGGGCCCATTGCATCCACCACCTTATCAGGCACATCGAGAAAAAGTGCAAGAAACTTCTCTTTCGTCACACACCCCATCCACAGCTTTGCAGCAACAGGCATGAGCTCACAAGTCATCTCATCCCAAGACGTAGGCATGTCACGCTCAAACGTGCGCCGTCCACATTTTATTTCAACATGTTTCATAAGCCATACGGGGTTACATCGCGAAGAAAGCGTTGTGGTTATCGTTGTTTCTCAACGGCCCCATGTTTGTCTGGCCATCGACAATGGCACCCATATAATTTTTGATGAAACACTGAAGCGCAGCAGCTGCTCTGTGAGCATCGACATCAGCGAGAGCCGTGCGGTCACCTATCTGGCGGTCACTGGCCGGTGCGAGCGTGTCGTTACCCAACGAGTTTGCAGCAGTGGCCGAGAAGTACAGTCCACGTTCTGTGAGAGATCCTGTCTTGCGTATCAGGCGAGCAGCAGCCTTCTTGACCACAAAGTCGGCACACGCCAAGCGAAACTGCTCAAGCTTACACAGAGCCTTATCTTCCGGAAACTCCTCCTCGCCGTTAAGCCATCGTCGCAACTGCTGATAGAGCGAATTGCCAAGAATGGCCGCAAGGTCATACTCCTCGACCGTGCGGAATTCGCCCTGCAGTCGCATAAAGACGATGTGCGAAGAGTTGATGAACACATACATGTTAGCTTCGCGTGGAGAGCGCACGATGGCTTTGCTACGGTCAGAATAGCACTGCGACTCTCTGAACTCAGTGAAGTGGTCAACATGATCTTCCAGGAACTCAAGCAGGAAGTCGAGGGCGTTGAACCCTCTGTTGCGGAACGCCTCTCGCATGCGGTCCTCCTGATATTTGTAAGCCCCTTGCCAGTCTGCCGAGCCTTGTCGCTGGAAGCCTTGGTCCGTGATGCGCAGATTAAGCGCGTCGAAGTCATGCCAGAAAGCGAGGTTGACGACTGCCCGTCTTGCGATCTGCAACAGCTGTGACGCGAGAACATCACCTTCAGGCGGGTTCAGATAGCATTGAGTCAGACGATCAGCCATCTTTTCGCCCAACAACGGTTTAACAAACTGATCTTCTGCGCCAGCAAGCGGAGCCTCCATCTTTGCAAACGACAGCGAGGCCGATGTCGGCACGAATGGAGCAATCTCACGAGCGTTATTCCATTTTTCTTTTGAGAAAAGCATATTATTGTAGTTTAAAGGTGAAACGTGTCAAGACAACTGGTGCGAAGTGCCGGCACCTGTGTCGAGCGTTGTGAGAATGGTGTTGCGGAATCTCAGCTGCACATCATCAGGCGCTCCATTGAGCTGAAGGTAAAGCTGCAGAGGGTCGAGCAGGTTCTGGCGGTCAATCCACGAGTTGGCAATGTTGACAAGGAACGCCTCTCTAATGTTAGATCCGCCTTGGTTTCCGGCATAGCTGCCTCCCGGCATACCTGCTCCCAGGACGTTAGGGTTGACCATGAGCGAGAAGAGGATCTCCGAGTTGGCAGCAGCAGATGTCACGAGGTTCTCCTGTCCTGCCGAGTATTTGTTGGAGAGAGGTAAGATCTTCCACTCCTCTTCAATCCTGCCGTTCATCTCGTTCACCGCATAGTTGGTAAAAATCGGCTTCTCAGCGTTTTCTGGTCCTAACAGGTTACGCTCGATGCTATTCATATACTCTGAAATCTTCGCCTGGCGTTCTGTTGGTTCCTTAAAATCAGATATCGGGAATTTCTTATCCCAGAAAGAGTAAGGAATCTGCACATGCCATTTCCACGTTGTCTGGTTCTTGTACGCCTTTTTCAAAAAGGCCGGCACCATGTGAGCTATGTCTACCCACCCTGCCACATAAGCTGGCCACCATATAGGCTCTCCATAAATGTCGTTGTTGCTCCATGAGTCACGCACAGGATAGACAAAACCTTGCTTCAAGTTGCCTCTGAAGCGAAGGAGCGCTGCATGATCTTCAGGCGAATAGTCCGAGAGCAATGGCAAAATGGTGCAATTCTTAGGTGAGATGTCCCAAGATCCGCTCACCACACACATCTGTTCGCCCAAATTGCCCGGTTCCGTAAAGCGGAAATTCTGACAATTGACGGTGTTAAGTCCGATGATCTTATCTCCCGACACGTTCGGCACGAACTGCACCGCGCTGCATCCCACCTTCAAGAAGTCGCGCAGCGTCTTCTCCATATATCGTCTGACAAGACGCGACTGCACGAATCTTTGAATCGTGGTGTCGCTAACAGGTTCAAGAATCTCATCGCCCTTGTCGTTGTATCCAGTGACACGGCAAGCAAAGATACCTTGCCCCATGGTCAGGTTGCGAAGGAACCTCAGGCCTGTGTTGAGCACCGTCGTGTTGCGCACAATCTCAGCAGCGTGCCATGGGAAGACATTGTCACGCCCCCACGACAGCACCCTGTAGCCAAGCACCTCAAGAAAGTCGTGCTTAGTGTCATCATAAGGGAAGAGCACCCGCCGTCTTGAGTCGGCGGTCTGGCGGTCAAGTTTGGTATCGAAGAAAGCGCTGTCGCTCTCCATCAAGAGCGGCGTGCCCTCGCTATTAAATAGAATATCCATTGCTCCAGTCGATGATATGTTTGTTATACTCTATGATGTTTGTAATCTTCACCGGTATGACATGCCCTTCAGGGTTGCCCTTGCAGTCGCAAGGCTGCACCCCACGAAATCGCAGACGCTTCATGTCCATCCCCTTGCATCCAGTCACATAGGCTGTAGGCAGGAAATAGAGTTTGCCCTCCTTTGTGGTAAACTTAATTGAGAAGATGCGCCTTTTGCCAAATCGGTCAGTGCGTATATCGAGATCAGCCAACATCGTTGTGGCATACATTGTTTTTTTTGTCGAATCCATTTAATCAAAAGTTTTGTCGAAAGGCGGTTTGGCAAACGTGCTTGCCCTGCCCTCGTCAGGTTTAACCAAAGATAGCCTCATGTGCTGCTTGTCTGCGAACCTCCACGTCACCGTCAAGCTGTCAGGCTCACTTGAAGGTCTGGAAATGGACGAATCCACCTCCGTGACCGTTATGCGCCTCATGGTCTCGCCGTCACAGACGAACGTGAGCGGCGAGTCTAAAAAGTCGTAAGCCGCATGTTTAGCCTCCTTAGAAAGCCATCCTGTGTTCGACTTGTGCGACTCTGTGACCAGTCTGTCTATCTGCACATAGCTTCTTCCTGCATATCCAAAATCAGAGTCCACACTCTGTTCTTCCGTTTGCCGTCCCTTGAAAGTGAACGAGTCTGGCACGCCAAAGAGGTTGTAGAACAAGAAATGCCGAGCTTCGTCAGCGTTGTTGTCTCTGTCAACAGAGAAGCGCATGCCGTCGACCTGCTTGCCGTCAGACGAGAGCGTCACGGTGTAGAAGAGCAAGTTGTCAACCGTGACGCTGCTTCCACCGAGGAGATTAAGGACCGTATTGGCGTCGGCAGCAAAAGAGAAGCAGTCAGCATCGGTGTTGACGTCCGATTGCGCCTCCTTCCACAGCAGCCCCGTGTCGGTCTTGAAGGCAGCAGCGAACGTGAGCTTAAGCCCCTTATTGCCGGCACAGAGAACGGAGACAGGTGTAGGCATGCCATGAAGCACGCTCCTTGTGCGCCAGCAGGTGGCAAACATAGGCTTCAGCTCCCCCATCTCCTTGCACATGTAGAGCACCCGCGAGGATCGAAGCGGTCCCTTGGTCACATCCATGAGCAGCTGCATGCCAACCTGTCGAGCCCCCACCTTAACAATGTCGTCAGCGGTGAAAGTGCGCTCCACCAGCTGGCAGACGAGATCACCGAGATCGCACAGCCTGATGCACCCATTCTCGTCCGGGTAATAGGTTGAGGTGTTGTTAAACAGCACCGAGCCATCAGCCCCCTTGACGCTCGTGTTGACCGCTGTTGCCTCGGTCACCTCTGTAATGGTGAACTCGTTGGCAGCAGTTGCGAACATCATAGAAGGTAAAATATCAAATTTGGGCATGATGAGAAGAGAGATTGAACACTACCATGAGAAGAGCTGAAAGCCTACGCCCGCGACCGGCGCATGGTCGATAAGGTTATAACCTGCATACATCTTCATGCAGCGGTAGCGATATTCAGCCATGATAGTGAGATTATTGAAACCAAAAGTAGAAGACAGGCCGACGGAGTTATCTCTCACAAGTCTTTTCGGATAGAATGTGAAGTTCACTTCGCGGCCTGTTATAGCGTTCTGCCACACCGTGTCCTTAATGACCACCTCAGCCCTCTGCCCTTTAGCAGGGCCAGCCTTCACAGTGGCTTTGACGGTGTCGCGATAAGCATGCTTTTCAAAATAGGAGGCCAATACGCGAGCCGTGTCTACAACCGCAGGCACGGCCACGCGAATGGTCTCAACGCATGATGGAAGATATATAGTGTCCACCTTTACGGGTGGAACGGGAAGTCTCTGTCCACGCTCAGCTGCTGGCTTGTGGTGGGATCGAAGCCCCATCCACAAGGAAGCAGCGAGCATAAACATGAAAAAAATAGTTATGGCAAACCTAGATGTCTTGTTTGATCGGTCCATAGGCGTCATTTTTGTTTGTTCATCAAGCGATCCACAGCCACTTGTGCCACCCTCTTGACCGCGTCAATGTAGAAGCTCTTGTCTTTGCCGTCAATGCACGCCATGTTTTCAAGAATGGATGTCGTGTATTCCACGACAAAAGCGATCATAAGGATGACGGTGAGCACATCGAAGAACCACGCACCGATGATCCATGCAAAAGCGTTGTGGCCATACTGCTCGGCAAAGAACTCAAAGAGCTGGCACGACACGAAGAGCACGAACCAGATGCAGAGCTTCAGCACGAATCTTGAGAACTTGGCGCTCTCGAGCTTCTCTTGACGCTTATGGCTTGCAACGATGCCCGACACAAGCTCAATGACCATGGCGAGCACCATGGCGAGAGCCAGAATGGGCCAGATGCCGAGCGCCGAACAGAAAACGCCCCAAACGGACGACAGAGCGAGGCTCTGCCCTACGCTAACATATTTCGTTGACGGGAATATGCTCTCCAACAGAGCCTGCACGCTGTCGTAGCCGTAAGAGATTAAAAGTTTATTTAAATACCCCATAAAATTCCATTTTATCTTTATTTACGGCAAAGTTAGCTTATATATATAAAAATGTGTGGGACACAAAAAACGGTGCGCTCCATATCACATGGAACACACCGCAAAAAAATGTAGAGAAATTTACTAAATTATATTATGAAAATCGTTTTCAAAAGCCATAGTCATAAAGCTCATAGAGCTTCCAGCAGGGCTCACCTTCGAACACCATTGTAGAGAAGCCCAGCTCAGTCAAGACGGCGCCCAAAACCTCCTCTGTTGTGGAGACATGGTTATGCAACACAAAGACGATGTCGCGTGTGGTGTAGAGCAAAAGCCGCCGACGGTCACCAGACGGAGCGTAGTTGTCGGCAATGAACTGCTTGACAAGCTTCTTGTCGGCGTCTTCAGCCGAAAGCACCTTATCGGCAACCTTTTTGGCAACCTCCTTGATGTCCTTGTCCTTCTGCTCTTTCGTCTTGTCGTCACCCTGATAGTCAATGAAGCCTATTTTTGCCATGATGCCAACCTCCTTTCCGGTTTAAGGTTTTCAGGGCAGAACCTGTTGAGGTCTGTCAAGAAGTCGACGACCGCCCTTATGGTGTCGAGGTCAGCGAACCACTCCTGATATTCGTTCAGCTCGCTGTCTATCATTGAGCTGTCTTCAGTCTTTGCAAGCAGGTGCTCACGGCTGTTGTTAAGCAGCTCGATGAGGTTGGTCACATTGCCTATCTTTATGTCGTTGTCGAGCTGCTTCACGATGTTTGGGCGTGCAAACTGCAAAGGCTCTTGCTGTTGAGCAGCGTTTTGAGTGTGCTGCTGTGTTTTCTGTGAATTGTTCATTGTGTTAATCTCCTTTCTACATTACTGTTGCCCATGGTTGGGTAGTCCTACATTGCTGTTTTTCAAGCGTTCATACTGTTCGGGTGTGAGATTTCTAATTATTTCGCGTATCTCACTTATCACCTGTGTTATTTCCTTTGAATTGTTCATTGCTAATCTCCTTTCTACATTACGGGATCTGTAAAATTATTGTATTTCATTGCCCATGGAATCTTGTCAGAACAGAACGGCAAGGCAAACATGCGTTGACAGGCCCCTACGTCGGCAGCATGCAGCATGCCTACGAAAGGCATGACAAACACAGAAGCCACATCAGCAACGTCGTTAAAGCCCTCATCCTTAACAATCATAGCCTTGCACTCATGACCATAGAGGTCTGTTCTTGTCAAATAGCGATCGACAGTTGCACGGGTCTTATGTCGCGGATATTTATGCTCCAACACGTTAACCAAAAGCTTTATATCCGCAAACAAGTCGGGGATGCGTTCTGTCTGAATGCACATGCCATGGAGCGGTGAGAGATAGCGCACCATCGCCTTCTGAAAATTGTTCCTGGGTGCGTAGTCTCTCACAAGCACTACTGCCATCTGGTTCAAGAAGCTCTGCTCTACAGTCATAGCTGACCTCCTTTCTCAGCCTCTTCGGACTGTGTGTTCTCGCGGTTGAGCTGTCTGACCGAGAGGGCCGAAGCTGCAATGCAGACGAAGGTGAAGAGTAGAGAAGTGGCAGCGGCCATGGCGCCGAGAGTGAGCGCAATGAAGGCCGCGTTGACGTGGAGGACCTCGCGTCGTGTGATGCTGAAGCCACAGAGAGCTGTGTAAGAAATGCTCTTTGCGTTGAGCCACGCCGTCATGGCGGCGATGCTGCTGCTCAACGTGCGCTTATGAGCTGAGCGCTGAACTGATGCTGTTTGCATATTATGAGTGTTGTAGCCTTATGCCCGAATCCGTCGGGTGCGGTTGACGAAAGGGTACGAAAAAAGGCGGATCGCACTTCCTCGTCTGCTACAACACTCGTGTGATCCACCACTAAGGGCTAAAAAACACGTGGAAGGCGAACCGCCGTATATTTTCAATTTGCAAATCCACATAATGTGGAATGCTCCACATGAACTAAGGGCGAACCTCGGTTCTATGTGGCAAGTTACGGGCAAAAAAATAAGCCCACAACCTTATAAAAATGTTGGTCGGGCTTGAACATATATCCTCGCCCTTAGTTCATGTGGAATGCTCCACACAAGTATCGTAGCGATGGCAAAGTTAGGCAATAAGATTGAGACGTGCAAGAAAAATGGCAAAAATTTTGAAAAAAAAGTTATGGCAAGGAACTGTAAGGAATGAAAAGGAATAAATTCCTTGCAAATTCCTCGTAATTCCGTGCAAATTCCTCGCAATTCGTTCTGGATGGGTAGCAACACGAAAAAGCCCCCGATGCGTCACGCACCGAGGGCTCAACGAGTTCTTTTAATCATGAAACGTTGCGAAGTCAGAACTTGCAGCGGTCATGGTGCCGCATGGTCGGGCGGCGGTGTTGAATTAATTAAACAGTGACCATTTCAATATCCTTGGCAAGTCGGCGCAGACCCGACTTTATTTTCTCCACCTGCTGAGGGCGCGGCTTCGATATGCCACTCGCATAGTGTGAAAGCTGCTTCTGGTTGATGCCCGTTATCGACTGAAGGGCGGAAAACGAGAATATACCACGATAGTAGTCGAGCAACGTAGCCACATCAAAATCGTAGACGAGCCTATACCCACCGTCAAACACCTCTGGGTATGCATCACCGTCTTTACGTCTGCCTTCGAGCCAGAAGTCAACGCTCTCCTGGACATATCCCTTAAAGCCCTCAAGGTCGCCGTCGTAGGCAACGACCCAACCTGGCAGTAAGTCGCAAGCACAACAATAACCGTCAGCAGTACGGGCAGCTTTAATCACAACATCACTCATAATATATATTTTTTATACGTTAGCCTTAAAATAGGTGGCAGCCACGACCGCCACCTTTCTTTGTCGAATATCCAACAAGCGTCTGCTTCGAATGTAAGGGAGGGGCGGAGCTTCAGCTCCACCCCAGTTTGTCAGAACCTAAGCCCCGACTGCCGTTCAATACTACTGAGGAGCCATCCGCAGATAGATGTTGAAGGCTTGCCGTTGACAGTTACAACACCCTTTTTGGTAGGATGTTTGAACTCTCTGTGGTCTCCGCTGTAACGGTCTAAGTACCAGCCGTCATCAGCCAAGATTCTCAGAATTTTTGAAACTTTTACATTTTTCATAGATCGCTTGTTTAATAATTCAACACTGCAAAGGTAGTAATTTTACTACGAACAACCAAACAAAACAATAACTATTTTACTACGAAACATAAAAAAGCCACCTACGCATCACGCGCAAGTGGCAAAAAAATACGAAAACATCAAAATAAAAACTATTTATTTATTACTACAAGAGCTGTATTAACCATCGTGCCCGACTCCTTGAACGACTTGCTGGGAAGCTCACGAATATATCCGCCATATTGCTCAACAACATTGCGCAGCTCCTTGTATGGGCCATCATTGCGCCACAACACCGAAGCCGAGGCAATGGCTACAACCTTGCGCTTGGCTATAGATATAGCCTTTAGAATGTGGCGAGCGTCTTGACCTTTGCAGAATGGAGGATTCATCACTATCACATCGTAAGGCTCCGACGGCTCAAACGTCATAAAATCGTCGCCAACAATGCGGAACCCATGCTCCTCAAGTATGGTTCGGTTTTTGGGGTCAAGCTCAACACAGTCTGGCGAAGGCATAAATTTGGCAATGTTGCCTTGACCTGCCGAAGGCTCAAGTGTGCGCTCACCATCATGTATACCTGCAATCTCCACTATCTCACGGGCAAGAGCCTCGGGTGTGGGGAAGAACTGGAAGGTCTGACGGTCGGGAGTGAACTCGCCCGAGTCGGCAATAGATGTAACAAGGTCGCCAACATCCTCCTTAAACACAAAAGCCTTCTTGGCACTCGACCACTTGCCGCCGATAGCCTTCAATACTTTGCTGACACGCTCGTAGAGCTTACGCTCCAGCTGCCCAGGCAGACGCAGAAGACTGCCGTCTATCTCGGAGGTCTTAAGCACCTCCACTACTGATTTGTCTATCTTCATGTTTATATATGTTTATTGAATTTTTAAAAGCCTTGAATATGCGCTACGGGCATCAGCTATCATCTGTAGCGTGTCGCTGTCTGGTGGAAGATTCTCAAGCATATCTGCAATCTTACCCAGTTTATCAGACAACCCTCGCATATGCGCCCGCTGCTCCTTACGCTCTTGTTCTATAACAGAGATGATGCCGTCGCACGACAGAAAATCCTCCTGCTTTCCCTTATAGGCGAGTATCATAGTAGCGATAGAGGTAAGGCGCGATACCAGCCATTCCTGGATGAACAATGCCGGAAGTGTGAAGCGTATCTGCTTCAGTACATCGACATCCACCTTGTTTTGAAAGCCGAGCACCACATCGTCTGCAGTATCGGGTATGGCATCGAGTAGCAGGCGTGATATAACAGCCATAAGATATTGGCGCGACACACCTTGCTTGGGACGTAAGGCGCAAACGTGCTTAGACAACACCGCCGGGCCATTGGCATTAATCCCCATCTTGCCAAGCGTGCCAACCACCGAAATCAGGATATCTCCCTCTTCAGAAAAGACAGGGTTGTTAATTTTCTCTTTGCACCATCGCTTAGGCACAAATCTGCCTTGCACAAGGTCTGAGGCACCCACCACAATAGGCAAGCCTTCTCCTTGGTCGTTAGTTTTCTTTTTGTCTACGTTCTTGCCCTGCAAAACCTCGCAGATGTCGGCAAGAGAGACGACGTTGTTAATATTTCCCATATCACTTGTTTTGCATACAAAGATAGATAATGATATATAAAAGAAATGAGACACATCAAAAAGCCTCTTAATGGTGGCTTTTTACCAAAATAGGGGTGGGTGGGCGGGACCCACCATTTTGTTGACATCAACAAAATGGTCGCAAAAATGCCCGACCCCGTTGTGTGGGGTCGGGCTTGCTCTATATCTTGCCCTCTTCTCGATAGCTGTAGTAGCCTGTTGCCGTTACGATGACATGGTCAACCATATAGATGCGCATTGTCTCGGCTGCTTTCTGAAGCTTTGCCGTTATCGCATCATCATCGCGGCTTGCTTGGTTGTTGCCGCTTGGGTGGTTATGAACGAGCGTGAGCGTTGTGGCGTTGTTGAGTAGAGCTTCGCGAAGAATGACGCGCACATCCACCGCCGTTTCTGTCAGTCCACCGCTTGACAGCTTAACCGCTTTAATGAGATTTAGACGGTTGTTCATGAGAAGGACGTGCGCCTCCTCATGGTCTGCCGAGCCAATAACAGGTCGAAAATAACGCCACACCGCGTCCGCACTGCCAAAATGTTTGCTGTCTGCTGCCGCTTCATGTTCAAGACGCTTGGCGAGTTCAAGCGCTGCTTTAAGGGCGAGAGCCTTGTGTGGTGCCATGCCTTGCACCACCTCAAGCTCCTCGGTGCGTCTGTTAGCCATCTCCCTTAGGCTGCCGCCACAAATGTTGACGAGCTGTCGCGCCTGACGCTGTGCTGTTCCTGCGTTTGAGCCTTGAATGACAAGACTTATCAAGTCGACCACATTGAGAGAAGCCAAACCATGGTTATAAGCTTTGTAATCGGGGCGTTCTTCCTTTACAAGATTTGAAAAATTGCTGTTCATGTCGTTCTTTGTTTTTTTAGATTTTACTTGTTGTGCGAGCTAAAAACATAGCGCCCAAAACGTTTGCACCTACGGCTTGCAGTTCCTTTGCAAACTCCTCTGCCGTCTTTCCTGTGGTCACGATGTCGTCAAAAAGAATTACATTCTTTCCGGCAAAAAACTCGGGGTCAGTGCTTACCACATAGCCAAACGACTCGCTGACGATGTGGTTAACGTTGTTGTGCTTAGCCTCACGATGCCCAAAGATGTTGACGTGCTTTGTTCCGTTCTTGATGCCTGTGCGCTTTGTCACCTCTGCTGCAAACCTCTTGAAGCGTCTCACATACTTGGCGTTGGTAGCTGACGGCACACACACAAGCACATAGTCTTGGCAGCTCACGCCATACCACTTGCTGAACGTCTTGGATACGAGGTCTATGGCATAGTCTGTTGCTTGTCTGTTGCCGTTCTTGAAGGCATAGATAAAGCGTCTAACGTTCAACACACGTTCATTGTCTGTTGTGAAGCGTTGTGGCAAATAGTTGAAGTAATTGAATGTTCTCATCTTGCACGAATTTTAAAAGTTATTCTCAGAGGCGAGAAGAGAGCTTTTTTACATCTCGTCTGAATCGCTGCTGAGAGTTTTTTTTAAATCATTCACATCGGGTCGAATTTCGCTTTTTACGCTGCCAACAAACGACGGAAGCCAGGCGTGAAGACAAGAAAAAGAGTTGGAAATTTTATGGAAAACCCAGTTTTTAAGGATACAAGGAATTAAAAACTCGGAAGGCTGCTGTAAAAATTCATACGCTTTAGCGCAGCGGTTCTTGGCTGTGAGCCGTCCGTCGTAACTTTGCTGCGGAAAAACGTCATTCGATTTGATGTGAAACAACCACTAAAAAAATGCTCTCAGCATCGACAGAAGACGTTAGGCACCCCCATGTGCGACAAAAAACGGCGCACATACCGCAATCCCCAAAAATCGGCTGTTTTGTAGAATAAAAAAGGAGCAAAACAGCCGATTTTTGGGGCGAAATTGTTTCATTAAAAGATGTTAAGCATACCGATTTTACAAGGTTTTCGTGCGGAATTTTCTAAAAAGTCCGCTTCTCGGTAACAACCGAGCCAGCCGCGCCCTACCGTGCGGGTCGCCCGAACTGTCGCTTTTCAGTTGAAATATGACGCCCACCCCACCCAAAGGGCAGCGCGAGAGAAAGCGAAAATCGCGAGAAGGCACAAAAAAGCCGACCGTGAGCAGTCCTACAGGAGAGTCAGCGGTCGGCGAAGCGACAAAAAAGGCGATTAGAAGCTGGCGTCAACGAATGCAGTGTTGAGCCCTTGCAGACGGGTGTAATACTTAGTCCAAATGCGCTTGTCCACACAGTCGCCGAAGTGAGTAGCCTCTTCGGGCAAGATGCTCTGCTTACGTTCAGAGCTCTTGTCTTTGGCAAAGCGGCCTTGCGAGTCCTCGACGACACGAGTGTTCTGCATAGATATAAGCGTGTAACGGCATCTCGTAGCGTTGAAGCGCACATGAGGGAAGCGCGGGTCCGTCTCGCTCAAGATGTAAGTCCACAGCAAGAACTTCTCATGCTGTGGCGGTTCCATGCCCGGATGAACGCGCTGTTCGACCGTCCACCCATACTTCTGCAGGCGCTCAACAAACAGTTCATTGTACGACTTCTTTGAGTTAGCCCTTCGGGCATCGCCGTAGCGGTCACGATAAAGCGTGAGACGTTTGCAAGCATGGTGCTCGTAGTAGGCAATAAACTTGTCAGCGAGAACATTAACCTCGGTGTCTGTCTCGTCGTCACGCCTGACAAAGAACTCGTTGATGACGCAATCGACAGGCATGGGCGACACGAGCTTAGCAGCAAAGTCGTACGAGCGCTCTTGGCCAACGCTGAGGAAGGAAGCCGCCGAGCCCCAGTCGGTGGATATTTCCAGCGGCTGAGTAGGATCACAGTCGAGGTCAGCCCGAGAGTCCTTGATGGCAGCAAGGTCATGCCAGTTGTAGGCATGATCTTCAGCGAAGTTGCGCAAAAAAGAATCGTTCGTCGCATTATAGTAGAGATGTCGGTCATCAAGCTTGTAATAACAATGATCGACGCGATCGAGCACAAAGTTCAGGATCTCGACCATGAACGAGAGCTTGTCCATGACCCTGTATTGGTTGACGATGTACGACATGCCCAGGTTCTCGATGTTGTCGAAGACAGAACCGAGCAGGAAAAGCGTCGAATCCTTCGAGACGAAAGGCGTTATTTCACGCCTCATGCGAACGGTCTCATTCCACAGATCGCAGAACAGCAGCTTGTCATGTGCGATGTAAGCCTCTATCATCTGCATCTGCACTTGCACCATGCGGTTCCATTTCTGGAAGAGCGAGATGCCACGCTCCTTCTCGTAATAGTCAGCTGGTGCAAGCAGCCATTTCTGCTGAGCCGTGTAAGGCATAGACGAGAGAAAAGCGTTGCCATGGTGCTTAATGACCGGCTGTTGTGAGCGTTTGCCAAAGATGCACTCGTTACCGCGGTTAGTAGGAGCCACCTCCCTGTCAAACTTTTCCTTGTCAACTGTCAGCGCCTCGTCAGTGATGTTGAAGTCAGCATTAGGTCCTCGGCTGCTGCCCTCCTGTGTGAGGATATAAAGACAGTGTCCATTTGAAAAAGAGATGACATGGTCAAACTGCATGATGTGCTCATAAGGAGCGATGAACGAGTCTGGTGGGCGTTTACACACCACATAGTCGCCAGTGTGCGTGTCATAGTCGTAAGGCTTATAGCCAAGCATCTCAAGCATCTTGAACGTAGACGGCAGCGTCTTGGTGAGCGCCTGTCCGATGGTAGCCTGAGCGATGGTTGTGACCCCCCGTGGCATGATGCGCACATTCTCGTCCACCTCTGCCCCAACAATGAAACTCTTGCCCGTACCACGCGACATGATGGCATATTTGTTTTTCGCTTGCAGCATGAGATAAGCATACTGCACACGATTGATGTGAATGTTCTCCTGCCAGAACTCCTGCTTCGATTGTTTCATGTGTCCATAATTTCTTCAGCCTGTGCCTCAGAGATAGGCTGATAAAGGTTGTCAATGATGTCTTTCTTGTCTTGATCGCTGAAGTTGCGCACATCTCCAAGCGAAATGTTCTTAACCCCTCCCCCGATGTTGACCTGCAGAAAGAACTGGTTGGCTTGCATGCGTCGCGGATCCTCCTCGCCCATGGGGCGTTCGCCGATGATTTTCTGAAGCACAAGCTTAGCCTTGTTCCACTCTTTAAGGTCACCTCGAAGCTTACACTCGCGAATGAGCTCAAGCTGGTCCTTAATCATCCAAGCCTGCCAGAAGTCCCAATCGAACGTGTGTCGCGACTTGTAAAGCTGTCGAGCGAGAGCGATGTCACGGCGAACAGTAGAAGCCGAGACATCATATTTTACCCTCATGAGCTTGATGACATGATTGTCATCAGGATAGTCATCGAGCAGACGTGCTGCCGCTATGACCCTTGCAAACTGTTCCCGGCACCTCTCAGGCAACGGGTTGTTGTCAGGGTCAATGATGTGCGCCTCGATCTCATCATGAGTGAGGCGAGCAATGGAATTGTATTGTCTAACCATATTTAAGTTGATTTGAGATGTCGCTGAGCATTTTCAGCAACTGTTCAAGCGCAGGGTTGCTGCCGTTTTGTGCCGCCTTGATAATAGAGCGCTGCACCTCCATTTTCTGTCGAATGAAGCCCCGATAATAAGCTCTATACAAAGGAGTTGGTGCTTGCAGCATTTCTTTAAGCTCGAACTCCTCAATTTCAAGATTAACAGCTATGAGAGGGAGTGGCAACAAGCAATAGGCCATATCCTCAACAGCTTTAAGTTGTTCCTCGTTCAAATGCTTCATTTAATATGCGATTATCGAAATTCCAAATGTCAGAAGAAGTGTGAATAATACCTCTCTCCAGCTTCGGGTTGTGCGTCGCGTTCTGGCTCCCGACAATAGACACATGCCACTTGTCGTTGCTGATAAGAGCCACCTTCGCATGCAGCGAGGTGCAACGAAAGTTGTCAGGAAACGAGGTTACGAGGTGCGCGAACGGCTTAGGCGAGATAGAGCGCACCCTATTGTCAATGAGGAAGCGTATGGAAAGAATGTTTCCACAATCGACATAGCGCCGCAGCGTAGAAATAGAGTCCTCGGCTATTGAGTAAGTAGAGAGGAAGACATGAGCAGGTCCTGTCTGGTGGAGCACATACAACATGAGCTGCACGAGGTTGAAGGAGCCATTGCTGTAGAAATGCTTGTCCACGCCCTGTTGAATAGATCCAAGCTGCTGCGTGCTTTGCAGAACCTCAGCAATATGCTCAATGTCAGCACAAGAACTGTCAAGCACATTAGCAAAAGAGCGATGATCCTTTTCCGAATCATCACTCTTGCATGGTACGTCAACAATAGATGGAGAAAGAATCATAAGCCTCGCTCAGCAAGTTCATATTCGACCTTAGACCTTTCCGCCTTCAGCTTCTCTACTTGAGCCAGCAGCTTAACCCTCTTTGGAGAGTCCGGCATCGGGTTCTCCACCTCCTTTTTCGAATCAGACTGGTAAAGCAGCTGGTTCTCCTTGCGCGTGATCTGATTAGTGAGCGATTTGCGCCGCGTCTTCAACGCAGCACTGTCGAGCTGTTTGTAATCAATCTCGGCAGCATTGTCGACTTTTGTGTCTTCAGAAGGAGTCTTGTCTGCTTGCTTGGCAATAGCCAAGAAGGCCTCCTTGTCGGGCACGGTGCCATGGCGGTCGTAAGCCTCCTTAAGAGGTGCAAGCGCATCCATGTAAGACGTGAGCTGATCCATGCTGTCGCCGATCTCCTTGCGAGAAGCTACAGCCTCCGGGCTGTTGTCCTCTGCAATCTCCTGACGCTTACGAGCGAGCTTGGCTCTCTGCTTGTAGGCATCAGCAAAAGCTTTTATAACAAGCTGCATGACCTCCGGCATTTTGTTGTAAGCCTCTGTGTCGACCGACTTGGCAAGATCCTGCTGCTCTTCAACAGAAGCGTGAGATCCCTCGCTGTCATTGAGCACATCAACGTCCGGACTGTCATTAAACCTCGGATCATCCGGATTGTAATAAACCTGGACCACCTCGCGCAAGCACGATGTTAGTTTCTCAACAGTCCAAGACACTTCACCCTTGCGCACGAGCAAGCCGTGCACAGTAGGCTTATAGCCCGATTTGCCGAAGATCTGTAAACCGACGGCGAAATTGCGCTTTTCAGGAGGCAATGCGAGCCACTTCATAGCTTCAGAACGCGCCTCAAAATATTGTTCTGATAGTTTCATGTTAATAAACTAAAAAATATGACTACACAAAATTAGTAATAAACCGCTACTATGCTAAGGACACAAAACCCCCACAGCTCTCACGAGCCATGGGGGAAACACAATAACAATCCTTTAACACAAAAAATGAGAAAAAAGCCTATCAGCCTCCAGTGGCTGCTGTCAGAATATTTTCACAATCGCCCTCATACGCGAGAGCACGCGGAGCGTTATACTGGAACTTCAGAGAAGTCTGGTTGCGCTCTGTCGCACCTGTACCCGTAGAAGCGCCATCGCTGTCAGAAGCGAGGATGGCACCGCGCCTGCGATCACCCATGAGGTACTTCACGCCGTTGTTGTCCTCGACAATGAAGAAGAGCTTACGCCCCTTAGCCGCATTCATGAAGCCCAACAGCTTCTTGCGGATGCGGGCAGACACGATGGTCAGTTCCTCGAGGAAGGACTCGCCACCAGTCTCACCTTGCAGCTTGATGGTGAAGCTGCCAGTGTTGTCGGTGAACGAGAACTTGTAAGCTTTGCATCCGTTGGCCATGACCACGTCACCCTTCAGAGCGCCAGCTTGCTCAAGATCCAAAGCTGTCTCCGTTGCAGCCGGCAAGTCGGGCCATGTAGCGACGTCATCGTGATATCCAAAGATGATGGTCTCCACGATGCCGCCCATGTTGTCCTGCGCATCACACTCGAGAGCCGGGTCGATGTCTGCAAGCTCGTAACATTTTTTAGTTTTCTCAGCCATATACATATTATTATAAGGTGAAACAAAAATTAAGCAGCATCAGCAGGGTCAACGGGCTGGTCGTTTGTCACGAACCACTCGCTGCGGAAAGAGACGAACTGCGTGCCGAAGACATACTTGCCAAGAGCCTTGAACATGTAGTCGTCAGGCACAGCTCTCAATGTGCGCATGTCGCTCGGCTTGTCGAAGCCATAGCAAACATTCTGCTGAAGCGTCAGCATGGCGAAAGACGAGTCTGTAGGCATGCCAGGGCAACGAACAATCTCACACTTGCCACCAGTGCCATAAAGGGTCTGCTGTCCTGTCTCGTCGGGCGACTGTCCAGGAGCGTGAGTGTTGGGATGCTCGTCAGAGAACCAGTCGTCGTAGAGGTCACCCACTTCATAAGGAATATAAATCTTCGACTTCTGCTGACGGAACAAAGCCGGCATGTGTCGCCACATCGAGAGCAGCTGCGTGCCCACATCGGCTCTAGTGAACTTGCCAGTAGAGACGAGATTGCTCTTGGCAGCCGAGATCAGACCGTCAGTTTTAGCGTTCTTGATGTGCACAGCGAGGCCGTCGAACGAGTCCTTAAGCGCTGTTTTGGCACCAGTAGCGTCGTACACAGCACTCCAAACACACGGCAGCAGGTCCTCCGAAGCCTGCTGAAGGATGTGGTTGACGAGCCAGATCTCGAAAGGATGCTTAGCAATTTCCAGTGCGCCTCTCACCTCTGTGATGTATGTACGGCGATAACGCTCAGGTTCATCTTTCGCCTCGACCACGCATGGATAAACAGTGAGTGTACGGTTAGCAAAAGATCCGATGTTACCAGTATCTTTGAACACGCCGGTGTAACGTGAAGAAACGTTCTTGAAGAACGCCTCTGTAAAAGTATAGGAGTCAGTGACGCCAGCAATAGGAGTCATGTGACGAAGCATGGCATCTGCTCCCTGATGGTTGATAGCAAGAATCTCCTTGCTATGCATTTTCACCGCAGTGTTGACGGCGGTGATGTCAATGGGATCCTTAAAATTCATGTTATAAACTATTTTAAAATTGAGCTAAAAGAGAAAATTGTTCTCTGAAGACTACTCCTCGAGATAGTTGTTGACAGGATCCTTGCGGATGTCAGCAAAAACATCGCCGTCCTGTTTATCTGAAGCAGCTGATTGTGTTGGCACAGCAGCAGGAATGTGGTCGAAAACATCCTTGATTTTTTGGATCTTTGCCTGAAGACCTTCAGTGTTTTTAACCTCCTCAGAGAAGGCATCGAGCTTGTCGGCAATGGTCTTTTCAAGATTGCCGTTGTTCTCTACCTTGCCTTGCAGTTCTGCAAGATTGTCTTCGACAGCCTGTAGCTGTTGTGTTGTGAGAACGATATTGCCATCGTTCTCCTCAAGGCCCTCAACCTTAAGTAGGGCGTTGACATTAAGAAATTTCTTATTCATAATAGACGATTCTTTAGTGAGCATTGTATTGTTTGCAGATCCGAGCTTCAAGCCCAGGAACTCGCCAAATTTTTGAAAAAACGAGCGTTCGTCCTGAAGCACGTCGCCTTCAGGCAAAGGGATGGCGCAGTTACGGAAACTTGCGATCATCTCGTTAGACACTTTCTGAGGAGCTTTCTCCTCGATGACCTCATCAACGAGACCATAATCTTTGCACTGATCAGCAGTAAGCCACAGATGAGCTTTCATGACGGCAAGCATCTCGTCGGCCGTTTTCTTCCCACGAGAGGCATATTTGTTTGCAATGATGGTGTCGATGTTCTCAAGATTCTTCACATCATCGGCAGTCTGTAGTCCAAACTGCTTGAGCTGCTCAGCGTTCATCTGCTGCCAAAAGAACATATCCTTAGAGCTACAATGAATGTAGAGCATGCAATCAGAGTACATCTTAATAGTCTTAGCACCAAAAAGCCACGTCGCGGCTGAAGCATTGAAAGAGTCATGAATGAGCGTGACGTCGCCATGCTCTGCAAACGCATGCGACATGCGCACCGCAGCAGCCACATCGCCACCAGATGATGCCAAGCGGACAACAACAGCCTTACCTTTGTTGTCAGCCAGGAACTGGTCAATGCGCCATGCTGTATAATCAGAAATTTCGCCACTGATGCGAATAGTTTGTTTTGCCATACCGACTTATATTAATAGGTGTTTATTAAGAAACCAAGGCAAAATTATTAAAAAAAAAGCCCCATGCTTTAGACGAGGCATGGGGTTGTCAGACTGAAAAAGCGATTATATATTGGTCAATTCATCAAGATCGATGATAAGAGAAGGCTTAGGCTGCCGTCCTGTAAAAGAGAAGGTGGTGCCATTGAGTGAAGAGCATGCGTCACCTGTAGACTTGTCAGCAGAGAACACCAAAGGCACCTCGACGCTTCCACTAAGATGCACGATGCCGTTATGATCCATCGAGAGCACCAACCATGTGCCTCTCTCCAGCTTCTCTATGATATGAGAGCTGACATTTTGTATTTTGGGAATGACGCCCTCAATAGAGACATCCCAATAACGCCCACCGTCAGCTATCCCGCTCTGTTCTGAGAACGAGAACGAGCGATTGCCGTACACAGGCACAGCGACAATGTTCTGTCGCGTCACAAGCTCAACATTGTCAATATCGTTGAGGTAATCATGACGCAGACGCAGCACGTCAGAAGGAGGAATGGCATAAAGTTCAGCCAGTCCTCCCATGTTTTCGAAGTCGAAATCAATCCTTTTCATATTCCATAATTCCTTGCTCTGTAATCAGTCCATTTTTGGACAAAAGCGCCCAACATTTTTGTTCGATTTTCTTGACTATTTGCTCAAAATCTTCCTCTGCTGAGACTTTTGAGTTGCGTTGCAGCTCTTTTCTTATGGAATCAGTATCCCAGTCAAGCTCCGTGATGCCCGTTGCATGTCGAAACCTTTTGATGCGTTCAGAAATCGACAGTCCTGTTATAGAAAGCATGGAGTTGTAAGTGTGCAGCACCATCTTAACCTTACGCTCGACCATTGAGTTCCACGCCAAAGCTTCAGTAGGCGTAAGACTCCAGCCATAGCGATTAAAGGTATCTTCAGTAATTTCGATGGCCACACGCGTAGTATAATGCCCCTTCACGATTTTGTCTCTTCGAGCCTCATGGCGCACCAACCTTTTTTTGAAATCCTCAGCCAGCTCTTTGCAGGACGACAAATTTACAATTTCCTGCCAATGTTCATCGGGACGATTGAAATTCGCGATCAACCATCTTTTGACGTAGCCTTTGCACGGCACCCACACGACCCAACGGTCACGGTTTTTTTTCTGTTTCATAACAATTTTTTTAGTTATCGTTCAAATGCAATTTTTAATTTCGAAATATTGGATGGCCTATTTTTGCGTCCAACCGACCAACCGACCAACCAAGAAGATACAAGTACTGATTATCAGCAACTTACACTTCGTAACCACCTCCAACCACCCCAACCAACCGGACCAACCGGCCTAAATTTAGCTTTTTCAAACCAACCGCCTAGAGACTCGACTGCCATTTGCATCTCATGAGTTGGAAATCTAAAACCAACCACAACCAACCAAACCAACCACAACCAACCAGCCAACCAACTACTTATTATTATATAACTTACTTATT